GTGACGCCATGCCACCCGTTGACACCCACGAGCTTGAGGTCCGAATCGTGCGCCTCGAAACCACCATCGGTGACAAGGACTCCGGCCTCGTCTCCGACATCCACGGGATCAAAGCCTGTGTCGAGGGGCTGAAACAGTTTCAATTCAAGCTGTTCGGCGGCCTCGCCGTCATCATCGTCATCGCTCAAATGTTCGTCCGCATCGTCCTAAAATGAACCCCAACATCACCTCTCTCATCCGCCATCTTCTCTCCGCTGCTGGCGGTTTCCTCGTCGCCAAAGGTTTGGCAAGTGCCGATCAAGTCGCCGAGGTTTCCGGTGCCGCAGTCAGCATCATCGGAGTCGCTTGGTCGATCTTCAATAACAAGAAGAACGCTTCGAAGACTGAATGAATTATGTTTGGAATGCTTTCATCTCTGGCAAAAGCCACTGTCGGCGTTGTCATTGAGACGCCGGTTTCAATCGTTCACGACGCCGTAAACAAAGGTGTTATGTTGAGTGAAGACGATTGGCGAACCGAGCAGGCAATCAGGCGCATTCTCGAAAACATTGAGAACGCAACGGATTCCGAATGAACCCCGGCTGGATCTATCAGATCCTGCGAGCCATTCTCGACTTCTTTCGCGCAACCCCACCCACCGATGTCCAACACGGCAAAGCTCCGCAGGATCTACGCAACGACCTTGCTCGCCGTGTTGCCGATCTTCCCGGGCTGCCAGCAGACAAAAGTGGTCCTAGTGCCCCACGGTGACCCCGTGATGCTGGCCAAACCCACCAAGGCCAGCGTCTACAGCTTCGACAAAAACCAGAAGCTCGTCGGCCCTTCCACAGTCATCATCCCCGCCGGTTGGTACGCTCTCCCAAAGTAACACCTATCCAAGCCTCACCATGTCAATGACCAACGCCGCCGAGGCGGATCTCCTCGACCTCATCTTCCTCAACGTCGATTTCGCGCACATCGGCAACGCCGGTGGTCTGCGAGGATCCACCTCCGCAGGATCGTTCTACATCAGCCTCCACACCGCAGACCCGGGCGAGTCAGGCAACCAGAACACCAACGAGGCCACATACACCGGCTATGCACGAGTGGCAGTAGTCCGCTCCGGTTCCGGTTGGACCCTCACCACTTCCACCATCAGCAACGCCGCCCTCGTCCAGTTCGCTCAATGCACCGGCGGCAGCAATACGCTGACCCACTTCGGCATCGGCACCGACAGCGGATCCGGCGCAGGCAACCTCCTCTTCAAGGGAGCCCTCACCTCCTCCCTCTCAGTCTCCAACGGCATCCAGCCGCAGTTCGCAGCCGGTGCCCTGACCGTTACCGTCGATTGAGCATGTGGAGTACTACTGCCCACATTGCCTGCGACCACTCTGGCCGCTGGATGATAACCCCTCGTACCACTCCTGCGAGGAACATCCAGACGGCACACCACAAGCCGATCTAGTCCCCAAAAACCCCGAACCCCAACCGGAGGAATAATGGGTTTCCAAGGACTAGCACCACTCGCTCGGGCAACCGAAAACGGTCAAACCTGGCAGTCGTTCTTCTTCAAGACCAGCGCCCCATTCGGCACAGCAGCCAGATGGTACGACGCCGCAATCGGAGCCGGCACTCCCGTCTACCAGGCTTACGTCGGTGCCCAGTACGAAGCCACACAGCTCATCGGCTCTGGTAACCGTGGAATCTACACCGGACCAACACCCGCATCCGGTCAGACCAAACATCTCTTCGCACTCTCAGCCGGCACTTCCACAGCCTCAGTACCACTTACCCTGATACTGGCCGACTACCTCATGTTCTATCCGCTGATCGACATGGACACACTCGATCAACAGGACATGATCCAAACCGCCACGCTGCCGCGCTACACCGACGGAGAAGGAGTCCAAGCCTACTTCGTTGTCTCCGCTCCAATGACCGGAAACGGAACCGTCACGGTCAACTACACCAACAGCAAGGGTGTCTCCAACCGATCAACCACATTCGGAATCGTCTCACTGACAACGATCGGAGGCATCGTCAACGCATCCAACAGCTCTCTCGGCACCGGATCCATTTCGTCCTTCATCCCGTTGGCCAACGGTGACACAGGCATCCGCAGCATCGAGCAAGTGACCTGCAACACAGCCATGGGCGGTTTCTGCCACATCGTTCTGGTCAAACCGCTTGCCACTCATGTTGTTCGCGAGCAGAACACCGAGGCGGAAACCGTGTTCTTCACTCACAAGGCAAACTGCGTACAGATCCAGAACAACGCCTACCTCAACCTCATCATCCTCAACAACACAACCGGAACACCCGCTCCACTGAGGGGGTTCGTCCAATTCACCTGGAACTGACATGGGCTTCTCTTCAATGGACGATCTCGTCAACGAGATCACGACCAACGGCAAATTCATCCGCAGCGACTGGAACAAGATCACCGGTGCAGCCGCCTACACCGCCGGTCGATGGTACGATTTCTCCGGTCTAAACGGTACACCGATCGCCAATGCGTGGGCAGGCACCGCTCTGGCCTGGAGATCGTGCGACGAAACCACCGGAAACGGCACCCAAATCTTCGGCATCCAACACGGCGGCAACGTAAGCACCGACACCAAGCACGTCCTCAATGTCTCGGCCGTCACAGGCGTTGCGACCGGCGTTCCAGCCCAACTGATGCTGGTCGATCTCCAGGGCTACTGGCCGGGTATCTCCACCGCGTCGGCAACGCTTCAGACCCTCACCGGCACACCCACCCTTCGTTACACCAACGGTGCTGGATGCCGCCTGTTCTGGGTCCAGACCACCGCCGCCGGTGCCACCGCCCACAACATCAGCCTGAGCTACTCCAACACCACGCCAACCTCTGGACGCTCGCTCCCGGTGACCGTGGCCATGACCGCCTCCGCCATCGTGGGCCACATCTCCCACTCGGGCACCGCCGCGAACAACTACGGCCCGTTCCTGCCGCTCGCTTCCGGAGACACCGGAGTCTCCAACGTGGCCAGCGTCACGTTCTCCGCTTCCTCCGGTGCCGGTGCCGGTGCCCTCTGCCTCGCTCGCCCTCTCCTGACACTCCCGCTCACCACGGCCTCCGTCTCCGCTGAACGCGACCTGCTCAACCAGCTTCCATCCCTGCCGCGAATCATGGACGGAGCTTGCCTCACATGGCTCTACTTCGCCGGTGCCGCCACCGCCGCCAATACCAACTTCTACGGCGCAGTAGAGTTCGGTTGGGGATGATCCATGGCGCTCAAACAGAACACGACGATCCTCTGCCAGTTACCACTCAGACAAAGAGGTGGTGACCCTGGCACGTTGCGCTCCATGTGGGGGCGCACGGATCTCAGGAATCAGTCGGTCGGCGAAGGCATCACATCCGAGTTGGCCGGCATCCCATACGGTCATCTCAGTCCTTCCTCATGGAATCTCCCGTACCAAGGGGGAGCCATGTCAGCATTCACCTACGTTGGCGCGCAGTTCACGGTCGATCCGCTGAACCTCGCCGGCGGTGTTGCCGCAACCGGCTCATCGTCGATCACATTCACCGTCGGGCCGTCGCTCCTTCAACTCATCGTTTCCGCAGTCGGAAGCTCCGATGTCACGTTCACCGTCGGGCCGGCCACAGCAGCGGCAGCACTCAACGGATCAGGATCGACCACCTTCCTGTTCACCGTCGGGCCATCCACCCTCGGGGCGATCATCAACCTCGCGGGAACATCCGACGTGACATTCACCGAGACCGGAACCACGACCGCCATCGGGGTTCTCGCAGGTGACATCACCCCTTACTCCACCCTGTCGCCGGAAAATCTTGCGCAGGCCGTCATCGAAGCCTCCTACACCACCCCCATCGTTGCCGACGCGAAGAATGTCGTTGGAAATTACAGGGACCAATGGAGGATCAGATCCACATACAAGAACCGATTGAGAAGCTGATATGGGAACTCCACTCACAGGTAGCACGGTCGCATCTACCTACACGTCCATCCTCAAGACAGAGGACAATACGACCATCAGCGGAACGCTCAAGGCGGTGTCCGATGGAGCCGGAAACAACTCGGCATTGCAGGTCTCCACCACCGGTGTCGCAAGCACCGGAACCCTCGCAGTCGCCGGGGCAGCAACCATCACCGGTGCAGCCACTTTCCAATCGACAGTCAACATCACCGGAGCAACCACGCTCGGATCTCTGGCCATGACCGGCAACCTGTCGGTCCCAGGTACCCTCTCTTCCACCGGAAACTTCGCGGTTAATACCAACAAGTTCACTGTCGATGCTTCCAACGGCAATACAGCCGTCTTGGGAACCCTCGGGGTCACCGGTGCCACAAGCCTCTCCAGCCTAAGCACCAGCGGGGCAGCCACCGTCGGAACCACCCTCGGTGTCACCGGAGACTTCGCGGTCGCCACGAACAAGCTCACGGTGGCATCGGCTTCCGGCAACACAGCCGTGGCCGGCACCTTGGATGCAGCAGGGGACTTCAAGGTCGCCACCAACAAGTTCACCGTCGCAGCCGCCTCGGGCAACACGGCGGTCGGTGGAACGCTCAATGTGGCCGGCAACTCCACATTGACCGGAGACCTGTCCATAAACGGAAACACGACCGTCGGAAACGCCTCCGGTGATTCGCTCACGGTCACCGCCGGTGCGGTCACCATCAACAACCTTCCGTCCAAAGCCAGCCCTCTCGATGCGGACACGTTTCTGCTCAGGGATTCAGCCGCATCCAATGCACTCAAGACGGCCACGGTTGCATCCGTTTCTCAGGTCCGATTCGCCTATTCAGAAGACATCGTAAAGACCTCCATTTCGGGGCAGGTAAGCTCAATCACATCGGGGGTCGGAACAGCAATCCAGTTATCAAATTCGACCTCAGACTGGACCTACACTTGGACTCCAAAAACAGTCGGTAACAAGTGCATCATCAGGGTTTCAATTCCGTCGCAACTGTCGAGCGACGGCTATCTCTACGCAGGGATAGTCAAAAGCCCCTATGCGACAGCGGATGTCATTGGAGTCGGATCGGTCTACGGAGGAAACGCTTCACCCGTAAATGTGTCCGCAGAAGCGGTGTTCACATCTACGGCATCTTCTCACACATTCAAAATCTGGATCACCGTTGGAGTAAGCCAATCCGTGACCATCGCCGCGAACCCAACCCCGTCCTATTTCGGCAACAACGGATCCACCTTCCAAGCCAAGGTCCACTTTGAGCTGATCGAGTTCGCATGAAACCATCCGATGTAGCGCAGGCCGCCTGCGACAAACTCTCGTTCACAGACTCGGCCACCATCGCGCTGGCCAACAAGTTCTGCATCCGTCGCTACTCGATGATCTGGGACTCCTGCCTCTGGAACGATACCCTCGGGGTCATCTCCACCCCAGTCACCAACGGCACGGAACTCGTCACCCTCGACCAGACCGTCACCGCCACCTACAACTCCGGGTCGGGCTACAACATGTTCCTCGACTTCCCGGTCGCCGCCCGATTCACCGTCACCGGCGAAACCGATGGCATCGAGGTCCCAGCCGCAGAATGGGTCTCGTTCTTCCAGCTCGATCCCAACACCTGGAACAACGTGGACTCCCGCAAGTCCACCCCAAACAACTTCGTCAACTGGGTCCGCATCATCGGAGCCTCCTACGGCGAGGCCGGTGTCCCGCGCATCAAGCTCGTCCCCACACCAAACACCGACGGCACACTCTTCATCCTCGGAAAGAAGCAGTCCCAGATGCGCCAGTTCGGTGAGGCAACCGCCATCTCCAACGACAGCGACTTCGAGCTGCGCGGAGTCGAGAACGCCCTCATGGCCTACACCGAAGGCGATCTCCTCGAATACTCGCGCCAGTACGGCAAGGCGCAGGCCAAATACCAAGAGGGCGCTGCTCAGGTCTCCATCATGAAGGACATGGAGCGCGGTCAACAGCAGCAGATCAGCCGCATCATCCCCGACAGCCTCTACGACTACACCTTCCAAGACATCCTCTGATGCCCTTCCAGTCCTCAGACGCACTCGATGACCAGATGCTTCTGGATGGAAGCACCGCATTCTCCACAGGCGTCATCTCCGCCACTCGTCCAGATGGCATCCCTGCAACCAGCATGGAGTCGGCCATCAACATGGACTACGACGACTTCGGAAACCTCGTCACTCGCGTCGGGACCGTTTCGCTCGCAGGCAACGCCGTGTCCGGCAACTGGGAGAACATCGTGGACAACTGGGAGTCGGTCGTCTCCTACTTCGGATCAAACCTTCCGACCAACGCCACAGTCTTCTCCGGATTCTACTTCGACACAGCGGCATCCGAAAGACTCGTCATCGCGGTCAATGACACGTTGACCAAGAGCCTCTACTACGGGTCTCCAGCGGCATCCTACAACCTCATTTCGGGATCCACGTTGTCCTCGTCGGCAACCTACGTCTACTTCGCGCAGATCAACGACAAGCTGTTCTACTCAGACGGAGTCGGGTCGCTCAGATACATCACTTCAGCAAACGCCTACTCATCGGTCACAGCCGGCAAAATCAGCCGCATCGATGTCATCAACCAAGGCAGCAACCTCTCGGGTATCCCTGCTGTCACCATCGCCGCTCCACCAAGCGGGACGACCGCAACCGCCGAGGCCATCGTCGCCAATGACGGCAACCTCGTAGCAATCACCATCACCAATCCTGGCAGCGGGTATGTCACGGCTCCTACCGTCAACATCAGCGGTGGCGGCGGTGCCCACGCAGTCGCCTACGTCTCGCTCGCGCCTCCCGCCAAGCCGCTCTACCTCGTCAGCCACACCAACAGGCTCTGGTGCGCTTCAGCAGATACCGCAAACCCGCCAGACACCCTCTACTTCTCGGACATCCTCGACGGCGAATCATGGGATCCACTCGGATCCATCCGGGTCGGTGGCGACGGCGATCCAATCAGGGGTCTCTACTCTTGGTTCGGCTACCGACTCGTCGTCTTCAAGGAACGCTCCATCTGGGCCGTCGATGCCGATCCCACACAGGATCCAGCAGACTGGTCCATCAGCCTCATCAGCGGCAACATCGGTTGCTCGTCGCACCGGTCGATCGCAGCCGTCGGCCCCGATGTCTTCTTCCTCGCCCGTGATGGCGTCCGCTCCCTCCAGCAGATCCAAGCGGGCACCCAGACCAGCATCGGTCTCGCACTCTCCAGCCCAATCAACGATCTCATCAGCAGGATCAACAAGACCAAGCTGGACCTCTGCGACGGCGTCTTCTGGAACAACCGCTACATGCTGGCGGTTCCGCTCGTAACAGATCAGCCATACATCCTCGGAACGGAAACCGAGTTCGCCCTGCTCACCGAGAACTCTGTCCAGATCGCCCTCGAAGGAGCCCTCAACGAGAACAACGCCGTCATCGTGTACCACTCGCTGGCCCGCTCCTGGCTCGGCTACTGGGACAACTGGATCGTCAACGACTTCATTCCCACCTCGTTCTCGACACTCGGCCCAGTTCTCATGTTCGCCGGCGACATCGTCTCGGTCGCGGCTGGCGCAGGCCAGGTATGGTCGTTCAACGACTACCTGCCCGGGAGCCGAACCAACCCGATTGCGGCATCGGCTTACCTCGACGGCGGATCCAACTACGCATCCACGGTCATCACGAAGGCGTACAACCTAGGCGAGCCCATCCCGGACAAGATCGGCTACAGCATCCAGTTCGCCTTCGACAACCCGTACACGACCTCAAACACGACCGCCTCGATCTCGCTGGCCAAGAACATGAGCGGGACATTCTCCACTCTGGATTCCGCCCTCTCGATCACCAACTCCCAGAAGTTCCTCAAAGCCTACAACCTCATCAGTCAAGGGCGTTGGAACACCCTGCAATTCAAGGTGGAAACCACAGGAGGGAGACTGTCCCTGCAATCCACGATCCTGTCCGGATTCGTTGATTCCGTTCGTCCGCAGCAATGACGCCGCATCCCACCATCATCGCCGCTGCCAAGCTGCTGAAGGAGAAGTGGCCAACTTGTTCCACGTGGAACAATGACCAGATCCTCAACTGGATCGGCATCTTCAACGCCAAGAAGCAAATCGGGATCGTGCAGGATGAGAATGGCGAATGCTGTGGAGTAGGAGCCGTTCGGTTCCTGCACTCTGCGGAACAGGCCGAAGACATCTACGCCAATTACCCCGACGGTCACATCGCATGGATCGAGATGGTGGCGACAACCAAGCCGTTGGCGGTGCAAACCCTGTGGTTGGCCATGAAGAACATGTGCCCGCCGCAGGTCACAAAGCTGGGAGGGGTGCGGAAAGGCGTTTCCCGTTTGTACGATTTTCAGCGGTATCACACACTTCTGATGAACAGGATTTGATATGGGTGGAACATACAGGGCACCAGACTTGGCGGCGGCAAACCGGGAAGCAGTCTATGCACAGGCACAGACATTCCCGATCATTCGAGCAATCGAAACGGCCTCAAGGCTTGGAACTGAGGCTTCCTACCCTGTTTATGACGCATCAGGGAACAAGATCGGTGAACGCCAAGTCGATTTCACCGGAATGGGCGATGTCGATCTCACCCGGGAAACCGCTCGCGCCCTCGCTGGTTTGGCCCCGGAACAGGCCAGACTTCAGCTTGAAGCCTCTCAGCAGCGACTTCCGTCCGGTCAGACGCTCGGTGAAGCGTTCGCACAGCAGCGCAGGGCGGAACTTGAAGCTCTGGATCCAACTCGTTACGGACTCTACGAGAGCTTCCTGACGGACCTCGGCAGACCTTCCACAGCCGCTCAGGCCGTTCCTGAAGCCCCCACCTACGAGCGTGTCGGAATGCCTGCCGCGCCGCAGGATGTCGGTTCTGCGGCCCAGATGCGTAGAGACCTCGAACGCCAGATCGCATCCGGTCTCGCCCAAGCCGGGACGCTCGATCCTGCGATGATCCGCGCTGCCGAGCAGGCCGCCCGCGCCCGTGGAACCGCCACCGGCAACATCCTCGGAAACCTATCCGCGTTCCGCGAAGCCCGCGCCGTCAACGAGGCGATCGCCAATGCGGATGTCCAACGTCGTCAGCAAGCTCTTGGCCTACTCCAGAGCGGTCAAACCACGAGCGATGTCGCCAATCGACAGGCTCAGGAGGCGTTCCAGAACATCCTCGCGGCCACCGGCCAGCGGAATACGGCGGCGCAGCAGACCTTCGCGGGCCAGATGGCTCAGCAGCAGCAGCGGCAGAATGTGGGCCAGCAGAACATCGCCAACATCCAGTCCGCCCTGGGACTCCAGCCGATCGTTTCGCAGGCCGCTCAACTCGGCGGTCTCCAGCAGGGCGCTTCTCCGTTCGCCGCTCCGCAGCTCATGCAGGGCGCTCAAATGGCTTCGCCCGCTCAGGCTATGCAAATGGGATCCAACTTCGCGTTGCAGAACGCTCAAGGGGCATTCCAGGCATCGCAGGCGGGCTCTCCGTTAGCCATATTCCAGGGACTCACAGGAGGTATCGCAAATCTTGGATCTGCTTATGGCAGAAACGCTTTCAATCTAGGAGGTTGATCTATGGCAGAAGCATCCGACTCATTTGAAATGGTCGGCGAAGTGCCGCCAGAATACATCTATCCGGCCCTCAGACCGGAAGGGAATCTCTTCGGCGCTAAGCTCGGACAGGATCTTGAGTCGTTCGGACTTCCTGGCGTCAAACCCGGAGAGTTCTTCGAGGACAATGCCGGCAACGTCTATGATTGGTTGACCGATCAGTGGATCATGGTTAACGAGCCGTCAACGCTCGGACCAGTCGATCTGTCTCAGCCTCCTGCGCCACCCCGCCGACCGGCAATGGCCGCACCGCCAGCGGTCAGGAATGTGTTCCCTTTCGGCCCAGTAGAGGATCTCCAACCTCCCGTCACACTCCAGATGCCCAATCTCGGGGTGCCGATGAACACCGCTCCGGCCAGAACCCCCATGGCTGCGACAACCCCCGTATCACGCATCGACATCCCGACCGGACAGTCGAATGTTGGAACAGAGATCCCGGGAATGCCGGGAACCAACTATGGCGATGAGATCATCAACAATACTGGTGATAGGTGGAATTACGAAAAGGGTGATTGGGATTACGCAACCACTCCGCAGCCCCCATACAAAACGGATGAGGGAGCGGTAGTCTATCCTGGTGGAGTCTCGCCTGTTGTCCCAGAGCCCGAGACGCCGCGTCCCACGATCACCTTGCCGACCGAAGCCGTCACCACCACCCCGGTGACGCCAGCTCCCGTTTACGAGGACAAGGTGACGATCACGCCACCTACGTTCCCCACGTTCGAGTTTCTGGAGCCAGCGCCGACTCGCACCCCGATCACGCTGCCTCGGACATCGGTGATCAGTAGGCCAATGCCTGCGGTCACCCCATTGCCCGAACTTCCCACCGTTCCCACCGATACCCGCCGGGCTCCGGAGGCCCTGCTCAGGAGCTTCCGCGATATCAACTACGATCCCGAGGAGATCCTCGCAGCCGCGATGCGGAGCATGGGCGGGCGCATGGCCCGTCGGTCCATCCTCAACGAACTCAGCTAACGATCTATGGCTACACCGCAAAACTACTCGGTTGATCTCGAAGCCGCCGCTTCACGGCGGATCAACCCGTTTCTCAAGGGCCTGACCATGCTGACCGGCGGTCTCGCTGGCGAGTTCACTGGCACCAACGAGCAGATCCGTGAGCGGAACAGGGCTCGTCAGGCGCTGCTTAAGGAGGAGATGGATAAGCGGGATGAGCAGCGGGCAATGGAGCGTCAGTTGATGATCAACGCGCTTCAATCAGGAGTGGGCCAACTGCAAGGTGCCACGCTTGAGGAGAAGATGGCAGACTTCAGAAACAAGCAGCTTCAACAGAGTATCATCGCATCTGAGGCTACAAGATTTGGGCTTGGTCAGACTACTGGTCCTTCACAGTTTGAAGCGGATCCATTGTATCGAGCCACTGCTGCAAAAGCTCAAGCCGAGATGGCTAAACGTGGCGCTGAACTCACTCAGACCCGTG